TATACAGGATATTTATAAAAACAATAAAGAGTCAATAAAAAACTATGTAATGGAAGTGAACTGCGCGCACGGAAAGGGGATACGATTTATTCGCGAAGAGTTGAAACTATTTGCAAGAACAAATATTAATGTAAAAGATGCAGAAACATTTAAGACAATAATTTTATCAAATGCAGATAAGTTGACCATAGACGCACAATCTGCGCTACGTCGTTGCATTGAGTTGTTTAGCCATTCTACAAGATTTTTTATTATAGTTGAAGATAAATATAAATTATTGAAACCTATATTGTCGCGTTTTTGCGAGATATTTGTGCCTGAACCTATAGTAAACAACAAGGTAGTAAACTTACACAGGTATGCAATTAAGGAAATGTTTGGCCTTGATAAAGTTACAAAAAATAAATGCGAAAATATTAAGCGACATCTAGAGTGCGATGATAATGGTAGTGAAAATAAGGTGTATACACTTGTTGAACTAATTGAAATGTGCACAAAGTTTTATGAAAAGGGATATAATAGTTTAGACATTATTAAATATATAGAAATGTCTCCGTCACGTAGAATTAGTGACGAACAAAAATATGACTTCGTGATTACATTTAACAAGATAAGAAAAGAGTTTAGAAATGAGAAATTATTAATGTTATTTATTTTGCATTTTTTTCTTTTTCGTAACAATGTGGGTTTAGAAAATATTTCGTTTATGTAAAGTAATACTACAAACTATACGAACTATACTAAACCAAATGGATGACTTTTCATTAACTAGTTTACAAGAGTCGCGAAACGAATATTGTTCAAGACTGATTACATTGTTGACACCATGTATTATTGATGGAGTAAAGTCAATATTCGATGAGTCATGGAAATTATGTACTGAAAGTGATGAAAAATCAAAATATTTGATGACATTTCAAAATTTCTTGACAAGAGTTCCAAAATGGAATCCAAATATTATTTCGCAAGAATGTGCACGAATTAAAGAGAAAAGTAATTGCTCATATATTCCTGACCTTATAACATGTGTTCATATCAACCAACTTAAAATGTTGTCGTGTATGCGTGTCGGCACAAAACAAAAGAAAGTAAACATCAATATTCCAAATTTAGAAGAATTTATTCATAAAGTCTATATTAATGCAGCGAGAAAGATTTACACCAACGTGTATTTATTTGAGACGGGCATATCATCAATAAAATTACAAAAAAATGCAAGAGATCTTGAAATTATTATTCGCGAATGTATAGTACATACTATTCGAGAAAGTATTCCTGTTGAAGAGTTGTTAAAATTATACATGACTGAAACTATAGAAGATGCTATCGAGGTTCACGAAAAAGATGAAATCATTTCTCAGGAGCCTATTATTCAAGACCAAACAGGTGGAAATAGTGGAAGTGCAGCTGGTAGTATGACAAACCCCAGTTTAGAAGAATCAGAAAAACTATCTAAAGAAGAAAAAGAAAATCTCGAAATGATTAAAGCAGCGAGCGATAGCACCGGCAACACAATTTCAAACGTAAGTTTTAATATGGATAACAATGAAGTTATACCAATACCCTCGAATGAGAATAAAGATAGTTCGCATTATGATAACTATGACGACGATAATGATTATGGCGACGAAGACGACGATGACGACAACGATTATGGTGAAAATGTGAAACTAAAAATCGGTGGAAATGTTGAACTAAGTGTCGACCCCTTTCCGGTAGATAACGATAGTGTTTCGGGATTAGGAACCGACGACGAGGGCGGTGATAGCGATGTAGAACTTACTATTGATGAGATTCCTATGATCGGTGGGTATTAGTATTAATATTACACCGACCGAATAGACACATGAAATAATTATTTGATAGTATATAATAGTATATAATAGTATACTAGTATATACATCTTACACGCCATTTTTTAATCAATTATGGAAAAAAATGTGTTTAAGAAAATATATTTATTTTTATCATTAAAAATATCAGTTATAGTTCAAATTATAACTGCAATCATACAAGTATTTTCATTATTTATAAAAGTTCCACCATCCTATTTTATTTTAAAACAACTTTTGGTTTTAGAAAATATAGTTCAAGTTATTCAAGGGTCTTTTTATGCATGGTTGTTTTTTAATATACAAAGTGTAACAAATATAACATCAAAGAGATACATTGACTGGGTTATAACAACCCCTATTATGTTAATATCATTGATATGTTATATGATATTTTTAAGAGGAAGTAGTGAAAGTCATGTAAATATTTTTAGTATACTACGTGGTAACTATGCTATTATTTCTACTATAGTTATACTAAATGCACTAATGTTATTGTTTGGATACTTAGGAGAAGTAAATGTGATTCCTTTGATTTGGGGTGTTTTGATTGGTTTTATACCATTCATAATTTACTACTATATAATTTACGATAAATTTGTAAAGAGTGATAGTCATACCACTACTTATACCGATACCGATAACATGCAGTCAAATGTAAATTCTACTATACTTAAATTATTTTTATATTTTTTGTTTTTTTGGAGCTTATATGGAATAGTTGGTCTTTTACCATACTATATAAAAAATACTATTTATAATATTTTAGACCTTTTTTCTAAGAATTTTTTTGGATTATTATTATCCTATTTAATCATTACTAAGTCTATTACAAAGAATTAGTTAGTTATCTGTTTGTTATTTATTCGTATAAAAACGTAATAGATTATTCCTTTATAGATTAGAATAGTAAAAACATGGATAGTAATCTCTATATATCAGCCACAGCAGTCGCTTGTATTTTTCTTTTAGCAAAGTTTATCGACTTTCGTTTTATTTCAAAACCATCTAGTGAAGATAGTGCAGGAGGAAGTAGCGGCGTAATGAAAACTGCTTTGCGTGACGCAGTCCTCGTTTTTATTTGCTATATTTTAGGATATTATATCATAAAACAATTTTATGAAACACCTGCCATTTTAGGAAACACAAAACCGGAAATATTCACTGGTGATGCCGGATTTTAAGTGCATCTCACTTTGTATTATCTAGCTTATTTAGCTTATCTAGCTTATTAAATTATTTATACATGTCGTAAATAATTTAATACCAAACTTTGGACTAATCCATATAGCACGGCAGTTTATCAATATTCATAATACGATTTGTCGTTTTTATTTTCTTCTTAGGAACTTCGTAGTCTACAAATATAGGTTTCAAAAGCTGTGCTTGCGGTGTGTGTTTGTGGACACTTCGTGCAATCATTTTATACAATTTAAAATCCGGATACCTCTCTTCCCCATTCGTCTTATACAAAATATTCCTATTATGGTCATCAGTTACCCAATCAACTATTAGTTTTGCTACCGCATTTGTCTTGCATACTTTAGCAACGTCCCCTATATTGTCAATAAAATAATCAAAAATAGAACACCCTAAGCGACACAAATCAAAACTGAAATTCGGTTCTAATCTAGGCTTCTTATCGTTGAAATAGGGTTCGATATTGTATTGCGTAGCGGCATCGCCAGTAGCACTAAAACTATCACTGCATATTAGACGACCCTTGTATTTATAAATTGCGCGACCAAAGTCGATAATCTTGAAAATACGATGGTATGTAGGGACACGATAATACTTTTTATTAAAGAGATAATACACATACGCCTTGTCTGTGTGAACAAACATGACGTTGTTAGTATGAAGGTCATTGTGTGTAAATCCGAACACTTTTTGGTATGTAATAAGCGTCATAATGACTTGCATAAGCGCCGATTTCCATTCGCCGTCGCTCATTTCTTCCTCGCCCATCATAAGCGAGTCAAGTGTATTGTCACATTTTTCAAGCATGATAGCAGAAACAGGAAACTCTTTAATTACTGCCCATAATGTTTCATCTTCATCATAGTAAGTTTCATCTTCGTCATCTTCATCATCTTCATCTTCATCATCTTCATCATCTTCGTGATTTTTGTTATTAGCTTCTTTTACGTGTTTATTATTTTTCTCTCCTTTCTCTCCTTTCTCTCCTACATTATCTCCGTCACTATCGCTACAAGATGTATAAGAAGAACGCGACGAACAAGAATCATCATCAGTTACATCATCTACTCCTCCACTACCACTATCGCCATTATGACCCTTTCGCTCTATATAATTATCTCCATCACAAATAACGTTACTATCACCATCACTATCACCATCACTATCACCATCACTATCACTATCACTATGATAAGTTTTTAAATAAATATTTGAATCAACTATAGAAGTATTATTGTTACTACTATCACCAAGGTCATTTACCACTATCATTGACTCTATATTTATATCAGTTAAGCATACAGACTCGCATACGCTTATATGTGTAGTTGTATCAAAAACTGCGTTCAGTTCACTGCTTATATTATTAAAATCATCATGAATAATATATTGGTTGTCAGAGATATCGTCGCATCCACCATTACCTCCACCATTACTATTTACTATTTTTATTTTAGCGCGTCGATTACGTGTATTATTTTTAGGTTTTACTTTTCCCATTGAGTCTAAACTAATATGGTCATCGTTATCGCTATCACATTCGCTACTATTTTCACCATAATCATAGTCTTCATCTTCAATCGTAAATAGCGTGTCTTTATTTTTAATGAAAAAAGGGTTTTTATCTAAATAGTCAATATCGTCTATAACATTGTAGTAAAAATCGTTTTTAATACCATTAAAAGAACCATAAAAATCAAGCCCGTGAATAAACTGATGATGATTTAACAGCTGACTTGATAAATAAGAAAAAAAACCATCAACATATGATGAATTATTTTTGTCATTTACTTTTGGAATACCAGATAAGGGGACAATTTTGGATAGTTTTGGAATAGATATTATATCGTTGTAGGCACTGGCATCCGTTGTTGCATATTTGCCCGACAAGTATTTTAGTGGATCAAGTAAAGGTGAGAATTTTATATATATTGGTTTATGTTCAATCGTAAGCGAGTCATCCTTACTTTTGAAAGTATCTATAACTGCAGCTTGAATATTATTTCTGTCGACGATACCAGAAAGACATGATACATAGTAGCGCTGGTTTAAATTAAAAGAATTATAGTTGTTTTCATTCATATTAAAATAACTTTCATATATTGGTATATAATTTGTGGTATTTATCAATTTGATTTGAGATGTTTCTAAAGAATTAAAAAAATCTGCATAGTCTATTTTCCTATAGTTTAGTGAAAAGTAGTCGTCTCTTGAAGTTCCACTTTCAATTTCATTTCCGGTTTCTTTTCCCTCAATATCAATCTTCATCTTCATCTTCTATTATTTAATAAATTAAATACATAATTTTATTACATTTTAAACTAATAATAACTATTTTGGCTATTTGGATATTTGGATATTTGGCTATATATTGCGTTATATAATTTATATTTTTTAATTTGTATTATAATATATTATAATATACTACTATTTTAATTGCATCACACTCACACTTACACTCACACTCACTATCACAAATATATAAAACAAAATAGAAAAAAATAGAACAAAATAATGAGTGTTGGATTAGAACTAGCAAAATTTGATATGAGGTCAATTAGTTTTAGACCTGACGAAAATAAAGGCCCTGTTATCGTTCTTATTGGTCGTCGTGATACAGGTAAAAGTTTTTTAGTAAAAGATTTAATGTATTATCACCAAGATATTCCTATTGGTACTGTTATATCTGGCACAGAGGCAGGTAATGGATTCTTCGGTGAACACGTGCCCAAGCTTTTTATCCACGATGCATATAATACCGCTATTATTGAGAATATTTTAAAACGACAAAAAGCAGTTTTAAAA